GTCCATTTACAATAGTTCTAATTTGGATGATAACTGGAATATCCATATCATCTTTTGATCTGAAGAAAACATCACAACTAGTTAAGAACACTCCTGTAGTATCTTCAATTATAAATGATTGTGATAGAGGATCTCGTCCACCACCCCATCTTGGTGGTGGAGGTGGTGGTGAGAAAAATCTAGTTCCGACCTGTTGGGTTCTTGTTCTTTGACCAATAACTGTGCTGTTAACAACTTGTGTTCCAAGATTTCTAGTGGTGTCTTCACTCTGGAACTGTTCTTGATTTTCAACTCTTGCATTTCTAACAGAAATAATATTTTCTTGAACTGTTTCTAAAGTTCCTGTAGAAGCAAATCCTTCTTCTGCAATAGTAACAGACTGATCCTGATTATTATCAATATCATCAGTTAAAGTAAATACTTTACTTCCAGTTTCAAATTTGGGGAAACTTATATTATTTGGATCTGGAATATAGAAACTACCAATTAAAGCAGCTGATATATCAGAAATAAGTCTTACATTTGCAACTTTTGCAATAGCACCACTTGTTTGTCCACGAAGAGTTATTCCTTCTTGAACCCAACCATAATATTGACCTTGTGCCTCATTAGAAAGTGAGAAAGTGTCAACATTTAAAATAGTTGATGTTGATGAGTATGCACCAGACAAATCCTGAGAATTGTATGGATTTTTACGGAAAATTTTTGTTGCAGAATCGTATGGTCCTTCTTTATGATTGGACTGTGCAACTCTAAATTGAATAAATGGAGAGGATGAAAGAACATTTGATCCAACATCTCCAACAACGGGATTGCTTGAAATTACAGTTTCTCCAATTTCAAAAACTCCAGATTCCATTGTAATTTCAAGCAATTTTGGAACACAATATCTGGAAACATCTACTCCATCAAAAAATGCATATAATCTAGTAAGTGGTTTTACTTTTTTGGCAACAAACTCAACATTTCTAGATCTCATGAATGGAATGAGATCTCTACTCACAACTCTATCACCTACTGATTCACGATCAAATTGTTCTGTTACAATAGTTCTAGTTCCAGTTCTATCATTAGTCCCAAATTGTATTGATGTTTGGAGATCTTCCAGAACAACATTATCAGTAACAGTTCTAGTTGACCAACTTATAGCATTTCCAGATCCCTGTATAATAGTGCTAGGAGTGTTCTGAATGACTCGTTGTCTTGTAGATTCAACAACATCAATACCGACCCAATTAGTTTCCCATGAATTCCATAATATTGGACCAAACCCTGTTTGAGGATCGATAGTTCCATTTTCTACCATGTTGCTGAAGGTTTCTGCGTAGTTGCCTTCTGTTTCAATAATTTTTGCTTCAAGTCTTGCAGTGTCAACCCAACTATCACTTGCGGGAGTCAATTCTAATGTTCCACTCCAAAAACTAATCAAGAAAGGAGTAACACTTTCAGTTCTTGTGCCAAAACTTTGCTTAATATATTCAACCTCGGCATAGTCGAGTGTTACAATATCATTTTGCTTTCTAATATTGGTTCCTTCTACTGTAGAGAAATTTAAATCGGCAGTTGGATCTATATCTATGACTGGACCAAAAATCATATCAACAGAGTTGGTATAATGTCTTGGTCTTAATTCATTATATTTTCTATCAATCGAATTATTGAGTTTAAAAGTATCTTCTTGTACTAAGAAGTCATTAAAGTTATCTACAAAAAATCCAGACTTGAATCTATTTAAACCATCATTATCAGTAATAAAAAGATTAGCGGTTTCTTTTTCAAGAAGAGAAAGAGTTGTGTAATATTCAAGACTCTTGATTCTATTTTCAAGTTCTTTAATATCTTTCATTCTAAATCTTTTATGCTGCAAGAATGAAATTTTTGCATCCTTCACATTAGTGAGATATGCTGGAAGTTCTACTCTACAAACTTCAAGTGCATCATCAACTGGATCTGGTCTTTGTGGATTATCTGATGGAGTTCCATAAACAACTTGGAATTTTCCATTTTTTGATAAAAATACTCTATCAATTCTTCCCTGATAATAAGAAATATTACTTAAGATAGATTCATCAGAAGCTAAAGGATTCGCTGCAGATTGTCCAGATGCATTAAATGCTCTTCCAAAAAACTCAAGTGGGGATCTTAAATTTTCAGTAACTTCATAATTAGAAACTCTAGGTCTGATGTCAATAATATCAGAATTTCTAAAGATGTTAATTTTCTTAATTTCGTTTGCATAGTCAAACTGTCTATACGAATTGACAGTTGTTATGTCTCCATCATCTGTATTTGAGTATGATGCGCTTGCAAAATAAATTTTAATTTGTTTTGATGGAGATAAAGAATCACTCTTTCTCTTAATTGTTCCATGATCATAGAAAGTAATTTCCTGTCCTGTTTTAAATGTATAATTGGAAGAAATATTAAAACTAGGGGTGGATAGAGATGATACTAATGCATTAGAATTTGATTCTTCAAACTCTACAGTTTCTCCCTCTACTAAAGAAATTTCATTTTTATAAAGAAAGGAAATTGTTGAATCATTCAATTTTTCTGCGACTATACCAACAGCACCACTTGTTTGACCAACAAATTTTTCCCCAATTAATAATTCCGATGTTGTAGTAGAATTTGTAGTAATTGATTGTAAAACAACCTGAGGGCAAGATGGTGAAGAAGTATCTGCGGATTCAAAAACTCCATGAATTTCAATAATATCTGGGGTATTTAATGAAATTATTTCATCTTCAACTCTCACACCAAAAGGATAATTTCCATAAGTCAATCCATTATTTAAGGTTGTTCCACCAATTCCAGAACCAGCAAGTTTTGACTTATTTACGACAATAGAATTAACTCTATTTTTAATTTTTTCTTTTGCTTTTGGTTTTACTTTACGAAGAGTTGCAATTAAAGTTGCTCCAGTATCATTGCTTCCAAGACTACGAATTTGTAAAGTGCCTCCATTAGTAGAAATAGTAAATTTGTCGCCACTCAATGCTTCTGTAGATCCATCTGATCGGATCAAAAGATATCTTTCTTCATCAAAAGGTAAGAATGATTCGTTTGTATCTGCTTCAACTTGGGTAGACAACTCATTACTTACAATATTTACAGTAAAAGTTTTTCTGATGACCAAAGAAGTTTCTGCAAGATCTACATTTGAAACATTTACTTTGGGTAAAGGAGTAAACAGAGAATTGTCAGAAGATGTTGCTAATTCAGTAGTAAGAACTTTTAAATCTGTTATACTCAATGTTGATGATGGCAAGAATCCACTAGAAATTCCTGTGACAGCAGCAACACCTTCTACAGAAATATCTGATGTTCCTACATTAGTAACTCTAGCGATAATTGGATCTCCGTCTAATCCAGCAGTTGTATCACTATATTGAATTAGATCATTTTCTTTCACAAGAGTTCCTGGGAAAGATTCATTTGCACTCTTAATAGTACTAATTCCACTAGAAAGTGGACTTACTGTAGCAATTCCAACAACAAACTTAGTAGATTGGATTACATCCGCACTAAAAGTGTTAATTCCTACTGTTCCATTATTTGTTCCATATACGGATTTGACATCAGAAATACCATGTTCAGTAACAGCTATGGCAATTCTACCATCAGCAATTCCATTAAATGTTAATTTTTCATTTGGTATAAAACTTCCACTTGTTTCATATACAGTAATTGCTGTTCCTGCAGAAACTGAATGTCTTAAAAAACCTGTAGCTCCACTATTATCACCTTTAACAAATGTAGGAATTGGTAATGTATGTGGTTGGTTTAATGCAACATCTGTAATTGTTTGAACGTCGTATAATGCAAGGTTCCACTCATTCTCGTCTGAATTAGAAGTACTGTAAGATCCAGATTCTAATTTGAAGTCATATATTCTTGCAACTCCAACTTCATTTCCAGGAAGAGTTTCTGAACTACTCCCAACTCTTTGATCACGTAAACTTACAAAATAAGTATTTCCAATTCCTATTGTTGGTGCTCTATAAACTCTATTAAGTTTTAGTGTTGGTCCAGTGCTATAAATTATATTTTGATCATTAATCGTTCTTGTTGTTCTTGGTTTATTTACATCAAGATAAGTAGCATTGGTGGTTTGTATTTCATATCCTTTAATGTAAGCTTTTCCAGGAGAAATTTTATATAATGCAAGATCATCAGAAACAGTTGTTCCACCGGGAGAAAATTGACCTACATTAAAAATTCCACCATTGCCAAGATTGTCATTTAAAGATTCTACGGAACTAACATCAAAAGCTTTTACATAATAATTACCAGACTCATCAAAGGTTCTTCTTGCAAGAGTATCTTGTAAATCATTAAATCCGACACCACCTCCAAAAATAGATGGTCTAATTTCATCTTGAAGTACACCATTAATTACCGTTGCAAGTAAAATAAAATTATCATCATTAAAATCATCAAGTGATTTTTTAAATAAATTTACACTAATTTTAAGTCTATCTGCACCTGGCGCAGCATAATTATTAAATCCTTGGGAGTTGTCGTTGAGAGTCTCGTCAAGATCGGAATTTATAATCTCTTCGTCTACAAATAATCCAATTCTATAACTAGGACTATTTGAATATTGATCAAGAATTAAAGTCTCTTTAGATACGTTAACAAAATTTCCCCTTATAAAATATACTCCCTCATCAATTTGAAATGCAGATCCTACTTCAGATGCATTATTTTCTATTGTTGATGCAAAAGGTGATCCGACAGAAATAATAGTATTTCCAAGAAGTCCAGATGTTATTATTTCATTAGATGAAATTTGCTCTCCATCAAAGAAAGTTTGAGTTGAGTTATTTCCCGTATTAGAAGAAAGATAGTTAACATAAAGAGTTAAATTTCCATTTTCAGAATCTTCTGGTAAAAGAACGCTGTCAACAAATGCAGTTACTCCAGATCTCAAACCAGTTATTTTTGTACCAACCAACTGATCCACATAAGCAGATACAGGAACACCTTGGAATGAATTATTTAATTGAATGCAATAATATATTCTATTATACCCAATATTTCCTGGGATTACTTTAGCACCTTCTTTAAAGAAGTGCTGTCCAAATCTTTCAATTTGATTTTGTAATATGGATTGAAGAGACGTTAACTCTCTTGCCTGAACTGGATATCCAGGTTTAAATAATACCTTATGATAATCATTTGTAGAATCAAAATCATCAAAGTAGGGAGCTACATTGAGGTTCGTTTGTTGTGGCATAATTCTTTAGAACTGCAAAATAACTTTTATGTCTTCCTTTTGATTTGACGATCTTGTTATAGATGGTCTATTATCAACGTAAATTATATTTCCAGAGTGTTTCTTAACTTCTGGATTGGCAACACCACTTGTAAAGGTTTGACCAAGATAGTATGTACGATTATTTATTACCGTAGATATACCGGTAAAGGAGTCGTCAATTGTAAGATTGACACCTGATGACGGTATTATTGTCAGTGACCCTCCAGTGCCAGGAGATGATGTAAATTCGTTAAGGTTAAATCCATATTGAGGTTGAGTTTGTGCTATACCTATAGTACTAAATCCTACAAGAGAACGATCTTGCCAATACTTAATAACACCAGTATTTTGATCATAACTTACAACTCTACCAACAGATGTTGTACCTGTAGATACTGTTTGAGTAAAATAAGAGTCTGCAGCAAATGTAGCAGTACTATATCCTGCTCCGACTAATTTAAGTGCTCCAAGAGCACTTACTTTATCTGCAGACAATAAACTTGATGATCCAAATTGTTGTGGATTTTCTACTACTCCAACTCTTGCGATTTGATTTCCAGTTATGAAATCTGGATTATTATTATCATTTTCAATTCTAGAATACATGAGAACATTATATGCTCCCAATTCCCTATAGATATCCGCACCATGGCCACCTTGTGGCGAAATAATAACATTAAATTCAGGTCTTGTTGTGCCAGTCGGAACTCCACCAGCTACAATATCAACATTACCATAAGTATAACCAGATCCTTGATTTGAAATAGTTATAGAACTAACTTGTTGATTGCCATCAATAGTTATTGTACACTCTGCATTGGAACCATCACCTCTGATGGGAACAGAAGTATAAGTAGAATTTGCTGTACCAAGACCGACACCTCTATTAACAATAGTTGCAATTTTAATAGATCCATCAACAGAATTATCTCTAACAGGTGCATTATCTGTTGATGTCTGCCAATCAGTTGGAACTGGCATATAATCAGTAGACTCAAATTTTGCAACATCACTTGGTTTGATAGTATATAGATATTTCCAAATATATCCATCACCACTAGTCCCTGCTGACCGTGGTTCTAAATCAGTAAAAGTTGGTTCATCAAGAGATGGTCTTCCTGATGAATTATCTGGATCTATTCCATTTTGAAGACAAATATAAACTCTAAAATCACTATTAATGACAAAATAATTTGACAAATATAAAGATGTTGAACCAGAGACTACAGCAGTATTTGATCTACTATAATCATGACGATACATATCATAAGATGTTCCTGAAGACCAAGTTCTTTTTGGTACAACTTGTCTTGCATCGGAAGTATTAATTTTTTTCAATGCAACCATTGTATCCCAATAGTCATTTTCCTG